TGAAGAACATTTGGTTGTAAACAAAATATAGGTTTAAATTTTCCTTCTTGTACACGACAAACCTTAGATTGTCCAAGGAGCATACCTGCATTGAAAAATGGTACATAACGTGACCGATTTCCATCAATATAGAATAATGCAGAGTTAACTGTACCGAATTTCTTATGAAAGAAATTCTTTCCTGGCGAGGGCGTAAGCCCAGCTTCTGGAAGGAGTTCAAGCCAAGCTTGATACTCCTGATGATTACATGCAAACATGATATCATCGCCATTGACTAAAACATTTAGATCTCGCATATCTGTTATTTCATCACAGACCGCGATCCAATAAGTAATTAAATTAATAATACATAATATTGGAAATGACAGTACAGAACCCATTAATTGACCGTTCTCTTGAATAACGGATGGGAGCTCATTCATTGAACATGGATACTCTATCTCATGTTCGTACAAGACTCTACGAAGTGCGCTAATATGGTCACCAGATATATTACACTGGGTTGCACACTTTAAAAGGATAGCCTCAAATGACAGTTTAGTTAAACTAATTTTAATATTGTCAGTGGCAGCAGAAAAATCGCCACTAGCTATCCAATCATCTTTCCTCTTCTTATTTTTAAAGAACTCAGTGATAATATCTTCAGTGAGTGGAGTTCCAATTAAACTGAACTGCCAGAGTTTTTTTAAAGATGAATGCATGTCCATCTGCATACCTTTTGCGATGGCATATGGTAAAGCATTACCTGCTGTAATGTTTCGAACTTTTAAAGGTTCACAAACACTATAAACTTTTGCCTTACATTGTTGGTTCTTAAAACCATACAATAATTCTGATATAGATTGAGTGACGAAGCCTCTGCGTTCAGTCACACCATATCTAGGATCGAATTCCATACCAAGCAACTCGTCATTTGATGTATCACCGTCCAAGACGTGCTGATACTGTAGATGTGCTTTTGCACCGCCCATCTGACGGCTGTTTTCATAACATGCATTAGTAGAGTATTCAAATACTTTATTTACACTAGTAAAATTTATATGTCTCATGACATTATTCAACTTATTTTTAAAATTATCAATAAATTTACTAGACGACACCTCACAACGTTTCTGCATTGCGGCTCGATGTTTTTCGAGCGAAGATTCAACAAAATCTTCGGGTACAACACTTGCGCACCTTTTTAGCTGTGCTATAGACCAAAACAAGTGTTGATTTAATGGTTTCATCCCAGAGACGAGACGGTTTTTCAATAAATTACGAACCGAACCATTAAAAAGAAGTGGGGATCCCCCTCGCCAGAAAACAGGCGGCTTTGGCAAAC